TATCTGACTTGAAGCCTCCGTAAGGACTACCTTCAAAGATACTTTTCATTAAAAGTCTAAACTACAAAGAACTACCTGGACAAGTATAGGCCCAGTGGTATTCGGTAGCGCAACCTAATACTAACTGCACCCTAGAAAACGTACAGCCTCTTTCAGATGTTTAAGCTTTCTTCATAAGCCAAATATCATGGAGGATTTAACTATGGCTTTTCAAACCGCATCGGGTTACGGAAATTTACCTAACGGTAATTTTTCTAGCGTAATCTACTCCAAGAAAGTACAGCTTGCTTTCCGCAAGAGTACTGTCGTAGGAGACATCACTAACTCTGATTATTTTGGGGAGATTTCTGCCCAAGGTGATACAGTGAAAATTATCAAGGAGCCAGAAATTTCTGTGAACGCCTACGCAAGAGGCACACAGGTTTCAGCACAAGACCTTGATGACGAAGACTTCTCTCTAGTTGTCGATAAAGCAAACTACTACGCTTTCAAAATTGACGATATAGAAGAGGCGCATAGTCATGCGAATTTCATGCAGCTTGCAACTGATCGTGCAGCATATCGTTTGGCTGATCAGCATGACCAAGAAGTTCTTGGTTATCTATCAGGTTACAAACAGTCTGCTCTACACGCAAATGCAGGTGCAGTGAATGACGTAGTAAACGGAACTAAAGCAGTTTCAACTGCAGGTTCTGACGAATTGTTGACATCAATGAAACTCCGCAAGGACTCATTTGGCAACATCACAACTGGCTCTGCAGGAGATCACTCAATTCCTGTAGCAGCACGTCTACCAGGTGCAACAGCACTACCAACAGCAACTGTTTCTCCTGCAATGATCGTAGCTCGTATGGCTCGTTTGTTGGATCAACAGCAAGTTGATACACAAGGTAGATGGCTCGTTGTAGACCCTGTGTTCATGGAAATATTAGCTGACGAAGATTCACGTCTGTTAAATTCTGACTATGGACAGTCTGGTGCTCTACGTAACGGTCTAGTACTGAACAACCTACATGGCTTCAGAATCTATAGTTCTTCAAACCTTCCTGCAGTAGGAACAGGTCCAGGAACTACAGGCTCTGCAAACCAAAACAGTAACTTTGGTGTTATTGTTGCAGGTCATGACTCAGCAGTAGCAACTGCAGAGCAAATCAGTAAGACTGAAACATATCGTGATCCAGATAGCTTTGCTGACATTGTTAGAGGAATGCACCTATATGGTCGCAAGATTCTACGTCCAGAAGCAATCGTCACTGCAAAATATAACGCAGCTTAAAGGGAGATTGACTTATGGCTACTTATGATATGACAGCAAAAGCAACTACTGGCGTAAACTCCGACAGTATTGCTGAACCAAGATCACGTTTCCAATCAAACGGCATGTACATCCGTGAGGCTGTGCTTGACTTTGATAAGATGACTGCTGCAGGTTGGACTGCTGCTAACGGTGACATCTTTCAACTACTAGAGATTCCTGCTGACACTATGGTGTTATTCGCAGGTGCTTATGTTGAAGCTGCTGCTGATGGTACATCTCCAACTGTTGACATTGACTTTGCTGAAGGTGATGACATTGTTGATGGTGGTGACATCTCATCTACTGGTTGGTTGGCACAAGGTACTAATGGTACTGCTATGACTACATCAGGTACTCTGGCATTTGTACAGCACGTAACAACTACAGACACAATTGACGTTAAGTTGATTGCTGCTTCTGCAGACGTTACATCTGGACGCATTCGTGTTGTCGCAGGTTGTGTAGACACAGGTATATCTGGTCGAGTACGAGCAACCGAAGTGTCTCGTGACCAAGTATAAATACTTTAAGGGGCAGGGCGACTTGCCCCTTTAACCTTATCTAAGGGATTTTTTTATGGCAACTTACATAACACTGGTTAATCAACTTCTAAGACGTTTAAATGAAGTTACACTAGATACCGAAGGTGATGGGTTTGATACAGTGCGTAACGTTCAGGCACTTGCTAAAGATGCTATTAATAACTCCATTAGAAATATAATACAGACAGGAATGGAATTTCCTTTTCTTAAAACAACATATACAGAAACGTTAGCAGCAGGAACAAGACAGTATTCTTTTCCTGCTGATTATTCTAGTGCTGACTGGCAAACGTTTTATATTAAAAAATTAACTTCTGTTGACAACACTCCAATGCACTTGCCGTCTATAACTTACGATGAGTATATTCAAAGATACAGACATTTTGATGATACAGGAGATTCAACAGGTATATCTGCTCCTACTCTTGTCTATCAGACTAATGAAGAAAAGTTTGGGGTTACTCCTATTCCTGACAACTCATACGAAATAGAGTATGTATACTACAAGTTTCCTACTGACTTATCATCTTTTAATGACACTTGTCTTATACCAGATAGATTTAATCATGTAGTTATTGACGGTTCTATGATGTACATGATGAGATTTAGATCTAATGAACAAAGTGCTGCAATGCACCAACAAAATTTTGAAGATGGCATTAAGTCTATGAGAAGGGTTCTTATAGATGAACACCTCAGAGTAAGGTCAACTGTGGTTGATAGAATTAACTCTTCTAATCAGGTGTTGGGTAGAGTACTGTAATGGCTGACAATCTAGCTTCCTTTAAAGTCTTCTGTCAGGGAGGACTTAACACGAGCAGGGATGTGCTATCTCAAGGTGAAACTGCACCTGGATCAGCTATTGCTCTTATTAACTATGAACCTGCTGTTACTGGTGGCTACAGAAAAATAAATGGTTTTAGTAATGATTATGGTACAGTTACAGGAACAGGAAGTGTATTAGGTGTCTGTGTAGCTAACGGTATTAACAATGGCATCTTAGCTTGTCGTACACCTTCTAGTGGTAACAACTACTTACATTACTGGAATACCTCTACATCAGCTTGGGTAGCTGTAACTACTTCTGGTTCACCTACAATGTCAGGTGTATCTAAAGTTAGATTTACAAGATTTAATTTTGGTAGTCCAAAGGTAATATTAACAGATGGTATAAATCCTGCAGCTACCTATGATGGTAGTACTTATACTCAGATTACACATGCAAATGCTCCAACAGACCCCAAGTATTCTGCTGTGTTTCAAAACCATATGTTTTTAGCAGGTGATCCTGCAGAAGATACAAACTTATATTTTAGTGCTCCATACGCAGAAACAGACTTTAGTGCAGCAAATGGATCAGGTGTTATAAATGTAGGTTTTCCTATTATAGCGATAAAGACTTTTAGAGATGCGTTATACATTTTTGGTAGCAATAACATCCGCAAACTTGTTGGCAATAATATATCTAACTTTGTTTTAGAAACAGTTACTGATGACTTAGGATGCCTAGCTACAGACAGCGTTATAGAAATAGGTGGTGATTTACTATTCTTATCTCAAGATGGCCTACGTCCAGTTTCAGGTACAGATAAGATTGGTGACGTAAACCTTGAAACTGTGTCAAAAGACATTCAGTCTATCTTTACAGACATTATATTTGACATTGACCTTGACACACTCAACGCTGTAGTAATTAGACAAAAGACGCAGTTTAGATACTTCTTTGGTGCAGCAGAATCTCAAGGTGTCATAGGTGGGTTTAGACAAACACCAAATGGCTTACAGTTTGAATATAGCCAGATGCTAGGTATTACTGCTACTTGTGCAGACAGTGGTTACATAGGGCAGAATGAATTTGTAATACACGGTGACAGTACAGGTAAAGTACACAGGCAAGAGCAAGGTAATAGCTTTGCAGGTACTGACATATTTAGTCTATTTCAAACGCCTTTCTTTCATATGCAAGACCCAGAACAACGTAAAGTATTTTATACAGTAGCTACTTACTTACGTTCTGAAGGTAATAATACAATTGTTATGTCGGCTGTTTATGATTATGAGGATGTAGATACACTAAATCCAACAAACTTTAATCTAACAACAGAAGGTGCAGCAGCATATTATAATGAAGCAACGTACAACAGCACTGCAATATACGATGGTAATCCATCACCAGTACAACGCACTAATATATCAGGATCTGGTAAATCAGCATCTTTAAAATTCGTTACTAATGATTCCAGTGCATCACACAGTATACAAGGTCTAGTGGTTACATTTGGAGTAGGAGACAGGTTATAAAATGGCAGGTTATTCAAGACAATCCGTAGCTGATATTATCGCTAATGCGGTTATTAAAGCTGCACCAGTAAACGCAGAGTATAACGCAATTCGAGATGCGTTTGCTTTATCGGGTGGACACAAGCATGATGGTAGTTCTACTGAAGGTGCATACGTACCTCTTATAGCTGATACTGACGCATTAAACAAAGTTGTAATAGATACATCTAACAATCGTATTGGTTTCTTTAATGAGGTATCATCTGCTGCAGTAGAGCAAATACGTATTCAAGATGGTGTACTAAAACCTGTAACTGATAACGACATAGATCTTGGTGCTACAGGAGCAGAGTTTAAAGATCTGTACGTAGATGGAATAGGTTACATTGACTCTGTAGTTGTTGGTGACAATGCTTATTTAACAATAACAGACAACGAGATTGATGTATCCTCTGGAGATCTAACCCTTGATGTAGCAGGGGATATTATTCTTGACGCAGATGGGGCTGACGTTACACTTAAGGATGCAGGAACTACATATGCTAATTTAAAAAATGTAGGTGGAGAGCTAGTTCTTCAGAGTGGTAGTAGCCCTACAACAGCAGTAACTTTTAGTGGGGCTAATGTAGACTTTGCAGGAACTGTTGATGTTACAGGTGCAGTTACTTTAGACAGCACACTAGCTGTTACAGGAACAACTGCTCTTACAGGTACAGCAACTATTACTTCTGCTGATATTAACTCTGGTGCTATGGATAATACTACCATTGGTGGTTCTACTCCTGCAGCAGGTACATTTACAGACCTCACAGCTTCAGGCACAACTACAATAACAACTGCAGATATTAACGGTGGTGCAATTGATGGTGTTACTATTGGTGGATCATCTCCAGGTGCAGGTACATTTACAAACTTAACCAGTACAGGAACCTCAACTCATGCTACAGTCGATATTAATGGGGGTGCTGTGGATGGCACGACAATTGGGGCTTCTACTCCTGCAGCAGGTAGCTTTACAACTGTTACGACATCTGGTCAGGCGACACTGGCGACTGTTGATATTAATGGTGGTAATATTGATGGCACTATTATTGGGGCTAGTACACCTGCAGCCATAACAGGTACGACAGTTACAGGTACAAGTCTTGTAGGTGCTGTTACAGGTAACGTCACAGGAAACGTAACAGGTAATGTTACTGGTGATGTAACAGGTGATGTAACAGGAAACATTACAGCTTCCTCTGGTTCGTCTACATTTAACAATGTAACTGTTAATGGCACACTAGATGTTACAGGTACAACAATTGCTAACGTTACTGATCCAACATCTGCACAAGATGCTGCTACAAAAAATTATGTTGATACAGAGGTAGCTGCACTTGTTGACTCTGCCCCAGGTACACTAGACACACTAAACGAACTAGCTGCTGCTCTTAATGATGATCCTAACTTTTCCACAACTATTACAAATAGTATAGCAACTAAGTTACCACTAGCAGGTGGTACAATGTCTGGTGCTATAGCTATGGGTACATCTAAGATTACAGGTTTAGGTGATCCTACTGCAGCCCAA